TCATCCAGCGGGGCAGGAATGCTCTTGTTCACCAGTTCCTAAAAACACCTTGCACCCACTTGCTGTTTATTGACGCAGACATTAAGTTTGATGCCAATGACATCCCCCCCATGATTCATGCTGACAAAGGCATCATCTGCGGCATCTACCCTAAGAAAGAGATTAACTGGCAAGGCGTAGAGAAGGCAGTCCACGAAGGTACAGATTGGAAAGAACTGCCAAAGCGTACCGGCTCCCTAGTGGTCAACCTTGTAGGCTACGAAGGTGCAGTGACTGTGCCTATAGACAAGCCTGTAGAAATATGGGCAGGCGGCACTGGATTTATGCTTATCAAGCGTGAAGTCTTTGATGACCTTAAAGACAAGGTATCTAGCTACAAGAACGATGTAACCATCCTTGCCGGTGACTTAGGCCAAGAACCTATCATTGAATACTTTGCTTGCAGCATAGAGCCAGATACAGAGCGGCTGCTGTCAGAGGACTATCACTTCTGCCGGGTAGCAAGGCTTAACGGGCATAAGATTTACGCAGCACCTTGGGTACGTTTAGGCCATTTTGGAACCTATCTATTTGAGGGTGGCTTACTGCCAGCGCCATAATGAAATTCAGTCAAGATTGGTTTACTAACACCATCCCTAACTTCCAGTACATCCAAAAGAAGCTGCCTTCTAATGAGGCATTCCTAGAAATAGGAAGTTTTGAGGGTAGGTCAACGTGCTGGATGCTTCAGAATCTGCTTTCGTTTGATGGCACTCTTGTATGCGTGGATACCTTTGAAGGTGGAGAGGAACACGCAGCACTTGACCTGACAGACCTGAGAAAGACCTTTGATGCCAATGTAGCGGAAGTAAAGGGAACAGACCAAGCTGTTGAGGTAGTTGCCAAGACATCTTGGGAGGCCTTGAGCGAGTTGGTGTACTTGGACTTTACGTTTGATTTCATTTATGTGGATGGCAACCACCAGACCCCAGAGGTGCTGCTGGATGCTTGTCTCGCGTTTAAGTTATTGGAGCCTGACGGCGTGATGCTGTTTGATGACTACGGCGGCGGTGCTGGCGTAGGCGCAGCGGTAGATGCCTTTCTCAAGGCATATAGTGGTCAGCTAAAGATAGTTGTTAAGAACTACCAGTTAGGTGTTCAGAAAGTCAGCGTTTAGCTGTCTTGGCTGCTTTGCGGAAAGATGCGGAAGTAGGGTAACCTTTCTGTCCGGGTCTTTTTGCAGGCAGGCCAGCTTTCCTGCGCTTGTTGATGTTGTAGTACAACCCACGTTTAGCTTTTGGTGTTTTCATCTGCAACCCCATCTCTTTCTTGCTGCTTTGCCCCGCTCACCTGTCCAACTCTTAGACCGGGCGCAGAACGATTTATGACGGGGGCCAGACTTGGTAGGTGCTTTTAGGTTACTACCAGTAGCCCTATTAGCCTTTGCCCTACCCTTGGCGGTCAGACCACCACCCTTCTTGACAGATAACTTCTCGCCTCTACCAACAGAAAGGTTGGGAAACTTTTTCTTAGGCATACAAACGTGTACCTTTCTTATCAATTATAAGCACCTGACCTCTAGGCTTTGCATTTTCTTCATTGGGAATAGAGATGTGCGTCCAGCGGTCAAACTCACGGATTAGCTGGTCAAAAGGTAGACCGGCAGCAATGATTGCCTTCACCACTTCATCAGGGGTCATGCCGGGTACACGGATGTCCGCAGCGCAACCAAGCCTGTGCTGGCTGGTGTCCTTGCTTCCTACTGCGTCATTTACTTCTTTGCACCGAAATGCGCTGTTGACCATGATTGGTACGCCACCCAAAACGCTTTTAACTTGTTCCAGAAGGTTTGCCAGACGGAGAAGATTTTCTGTTTCATCATAGTCAGGTTCATTGTCAAACTCTCGGTGGTCTGTGATGGTCAGTTCTTCAAGGGTGAAATTCTTGGTCAGGTTCATTTAAGACTCTCTTCACCGTGGGACAGCTTCACCCCAGCCAGCAAGCCGATAAACCCACCCACAATGGTTTGAAATGCGGGGGAAATAAGTTTGAATATTTCGGCATTGTCCACAAGGGGGTCAAACAAACCCGCCATCAGCACAGCCACCATACCGATGATGACTACGCACAAAGTGAAGCTGACCATCAGGGTAACAAGAAAGGTAAGTTTTGCTTTCATTTTGCCGCCTTATCTGCCAGCTTCTCCGCAGTACGCAAACCACCCAAGCCAAGCATACCTAAGAGCAGAGGCATCATCGTGCCGGTATCCATCTGCGGAAACTTGACGGGGTGGCCTGCCAACGTAGAACCCCACTCAGCCAACGGGCCAATCACAAATTGAACTGCAAAGCCTGCGCCGCACACCCATCCGATAGCTGGCCTCCAGCCGCTCACAAACAAAGAAGAACTTGCTGCCTCAACCTTATTGATGTCCATCTGACCCGTAATCTGGGCTAACTCGCCGTTCTGTTGGAGTTTCATTAACTCCAGCTTGGCAGCGGCCTGCTGTGCAGGGTCAGGCAGAATTCGGTCTAAGACTTTGCTGCCAACTTCAAAAATAGCGGATACAGGGTCAAGCATAGGTTACACCTTAGACACCCTCACCGGGGGTAAAGTAGCATTCAGAAGCTGCTGCACCAATAAACGCAATGTACAAAGGGCTAGAGCCAAACTGAGTAGGCACAGTAAAGACCCTAATGCTTGCTGGAACAGAAACAAGTGCGTACTGCGGAGAACCGTTAGCTGGCGCTGCAATAGTAGCGCTAGAGTTGGAACTCACATAAAAATACACCGGCTGTCCAGTAGTTCCAGCAGGCTGGTGGTTAGCCACCATTAGCTGATTGCAAGGGCTATCAGCGGTAATGCTGATAATCTGGGAAGCCGTAGTAGCGTTAGCCCTATACGTCTTTCCCTGTGCTTGGAAAGCAATATTGTTAGCCATTAGTACACCTTGCAGCCACCGCCTTCAGTGGGGCTTTTCTTAGTGTCATAGGTGGGTGTGCCTGAGAAATCAAACACAGAGCGAAAACCTCCTTTGGGAAGTTGACCCGGCTGCCAACGCTCCATATCCTTGCTGCCATCACGGGGCAACTGAGGACGGGTTGATTTAGCTATCTGCTGATTTATGTCGTGAGGACGTTGTACTGACATTACTCTTCTCCTTTGAGGTTACTACAAGATACGCGAAAACTACATAAATTGCTAGTGCTGAGACACGCTCCCATCCCAGACCCCACATTGTCCAGCATCCGAGGCCAAACGAAGTTAAGAGTGCGAGTATAGTTATTAGACGGTCTGATATGACACCTAACGCTATGCGGACTACTGCGGTTGCATCCATGATAAATACCCTCTTTCTGTTGAGAAGTAATCATGTTATCACTTCTCTTCATCATCGTCTAACCCAAACCCGCTACCCCACTCGGAATCTGAGTCTTTCAACTTCAATTGTTCCAGCTTTAAAGCACGGTCAATCACCCGCATTTTGTCTGTAATAGAGGCGGTAGGGTCATTGGTAACGGAGTCCATCAGGTTATTGATGGCCTTCTCCAACTCAGGATTGATGCCTTTTTGCTTCTTGCTCATGGTCAATTTTGTCGTTTTGCTGGCAAAAGAGTATTTGCTTGCAAGTATTGTTGGGCAGGGGCAAGGGTCTGGGCAGTAGCGGCAAGGCCAGCCCCTCTCATTGGAACGCTGCGCTGCATAATTGTTCCTAATCCTTTTGACAACGGGTTTTCTGTTGCAGATGCTAAAGCAGCACTTAAACCACCTGTAGGCTTGATGACTTGGGATTTTAAGATGTCGCCAAGTTCTCCCAAGTCTTTATACAACGGGTTAGCAGCCGCTCTACCACCTGTTCTGCGCGTAATCTCATCAAGCAACTTTTCTGGGTTAACTTGACCAGAAGCAGTGATGCCTGTCTTGCCTTCCAACTGAATCAAGTCACTGATAGCAGACCAAGAGTTGTATTTCTTTCTCCATGCGTCATACTGCTTTGCTTCAGCGCCTGTAAGATTTTTAGAGGCAAGTTCTTCTAGGGCATCTTTTAAGTCATGCAAAACTTTTGCCTGTGGGCCTTTTGCACCAGACAACGCTGAATTAACTTGAGTGATTGCTCCTCGCAAGTCTTCAGCTTTGAACTGAGGACTTAAAAGTTCACCACCAGCACGTTGACCACCAATGTTTTTTTCAATAATTGTCCTAGCAGTGTTTCCTTGTTGACCAAAAATGCCTTCAGCTTCATTGACAATATCTTGTATTTTTTGTGGAAAACCCGGCTTTGATGTAAATATTTTGCCAGCAAACAAACGTCCTACTTCATTGCCAAGTTCAGCTTGCGTCTGTTCTACCCATGCCGCATTAACATTAGCTGTTCGTTTTCCAGCCCGTGCAGTAGCCTCTTCAGTAAATTTATCAAGGTTTCTAATGGCGCTTTGTGGAGTGCCACCAGAGCCGTATTTCATGCCTTGCGTAGCTTTTGCACCATAGTCAATTTCATAACCCAAGTTTTTTGCTTTTTTAGATAAAGCAGCAAGAGGCTTTTGAATGTACCCAAGAGTCCTGCCTAAAACATCCGCAGTTCCTTGACCAACACCACCACCAACAATTTCTGCAAGTGGTTGATATTCCTCAGGAACTCCAATTTCTTCAGCCGCTTGACCTAATGTTGTTGCTCCTACAAAACCAAGAGCAGAAGGAATGCCACCAGTAAAAGGAGCAGAGGCTAAAGCATAAGGAAGGTTACGCGCTGCCCTACGGGTAAGTCTTTCTGGAAAAGTTTTAGGTTTTGGTAAATCAAAACTTTCTGCAATTTTTTCACCAGTAAAAGGAATTGACTCTGCAAATCCTCTTGCAGCAGCACCCACACCACCTTTTAACCCACTAGGCGCTTTTAGTGGTGCTAGTAGTTCTACTCCGTCAGCAGACCTTGGGGGAGGCAATAACTCTATTTCATCAGCCATAGTTACTCCTGTACTTCTTTAACTATACCGCCATAAACACGATATGTTTTGCCGCCAGCCCTTGCGCCTGTTCCATCAGGTTTACCTTTTAAAGCCGTTTCAATGTTTTCTGGTACACCAGACTTAGGCGCTCTCTCTTTGATGTAATCCGTTGTTGACTTTGCTTCCATCAAAGGAAACAACTCTGGGTTGTTATGACGCTCTACATTTAACTTGTAAACACGCAAGTTTCTGTTGTTCTCTTCTGCACGTTCTTTGATGATGTTTATCAAAGTGTCTTGGCGAGATGCTTGGTCATATAAGTTTTGGAACTGTCTATCCAAATAAACAGAGCCTCTTTGACCAGAACCACGAACATCAGCTAACGCTAAACCAAACAATTTCTTTTGCAAGATTTTTGCTGATTCTGCATCATCTTTGTTAACACTTCCAGATTGAACAGCCCTATCAATTGCAGCATCAACTGCTTGTGATTTTTCCACCGCAGCAGCACCTTCATCTTCATTCTTGATGCTTTTGATAGCATCCATCTTGATAAAGTTTTTGATAGCAGCCATAGCACCAACTGCTTTAGGATTCTTTGCTATGAAGTCAGCAACTTGTTCTGACTCTTCTACCGCACGATAAGAGCCTTGAACAATTTTCTTGTCTTCAGTAGAAGCGCCAACAAGTTTGTCAGCAGAACCTTCTGCGTAGTTTTCTGCAATGTTTCTTAGAGCAGGGCCAATAGCTTGCAATGCTTTCTCATCTCTACGTCCTTGAGCCGCAGTTAAAATAGCTAAACGCATTCTTTCTCTTGCAGCCATATCTTCACGATGACGCTGTGCATCTGCTATAACTTTGTCTGCCGCCAATTTACGGGTTGCTGCTTTATCTTGCTCATTTAACACAAGTTTGAGCGCAGCTTCACGGCCTTGCACAGTGTCGTTTAAAGTTTCTAGTGCGCGGATAATCTCACCCCTGTCCACCATAGCTTTGATAATTGGACTTCCAGCTTCTACCGCCGCCATTTTTGCGTTTGCTAGACCAGCCTCTTTGTCAACAGCAGCCAGCTTTACCGCATCTTCCATTTTCTTGCGAAACTCTTCATGCTTCTTAATCATAGACTTAAAGTTCTTGTCAAACTCCGTAGCCTGTTTTTTGTATAAATCAGCACGGCCTTTTTGGTGACCTTCCAACATTCCGTTCATGGCGCTCAAGGCTTGCATAGCATTTAGCTTGCCGCCACCACCAAGCAACATACCCATCACGCTAACCATAGAAAACAGTCCTGCAATGTCTTTTGCAGATTCTTTGTCTGGCACAAAAGCAGGAAGCGGCTCTGCTATTAATTGGCTCTGGTATGTGTCTTCTGCGCCTCTTATGTCTTCAGCTTGCTTCTTTGTAGCTGCTACTTCACCTTTGGCAGAAACCAACTCTTTTTGTTGTTTGGCCTGTTCTACTGCTAAATCAGCGCCAGACAACTTTTCTTGCAATACACGTTTCTTAGGCGTAAAGGGTTCTCTAACACCCAATACGTCTTGCATAGTGAGTTCTCCTGCCTTGGGAACTTTAGGCAGAGGTGTGTATTCACCAGTGTCAAGAGTTGAGAATGTATCAGCCATGATTACGCTCCCGTAGTAACTTTGTCTGGAACACCAGCCATTATCCTAGCCATGTTTCCAAAGTAGTCTGTTGTCAACTTGCTCACATACTGGTCAGCTTGCAGTCCTGTTTTGATAGCACCAGTGATGATGTTATCCGCAATACCAGACAGCTTCAGACCGTAGTCATACTGACCTTGCAACAACTGTTGTCGGAAGGCTTCTACCTGTGCCATAGACTGTTGTGCGCCTACACCGCCACGGCGCTCTGCACCCTGCGCTGCCTGTGCTTGCACTGCTTGCAATTGCTGTTGTCCAACAGGCGTAAGTTCTCCACGCTGTGCTTTGCCAATCATTTCTTGTGCTTGCTGCTTGTAAGGTGCAGCCAGAGCAGACAGTTCTTGTTTACCAGCTTGCCCAGCTTCTTGTGCTTTGTTGGCCTGATAAGCGCCCACTAATCCCTGTATTCCAGAGATACCTAATTTTTTCAAAGTCTCTTCACTAAAACCTGTTTTCTCTGACAATTGACCTAACAAACTTTTATCTGTTTTTGTAGTTACTGGAGAAGTAGGTATTTCACCAAACGCACCGTACTGAGTTGGCGTTGCAGCGTCACCTCCGTATAGGGCAGGCTGGGTGGCAAACGTAGGCATAGATACATCAGGCGTAGATACATTAGACGTAGCAACGTCTGGGCCAGCCGGTCTTATAGTGTCTACGCCGGAAGACATAACAGAAGCATTAAATTGTGTTGGATTTAATGGTGTTAAATCAGGGGCAGCAACTTCTGACTCAGGTGTAAACCGAGCGGGAGGATTGATGTAGTCCTCTTCCGTGTATTGATAAGCATCACCTATACCTGATTCATCAAAAGATGGAATACCAGTGTCTTCATGTGGTTGACCAGAGCCTCCACGTTCTTTCAGCAAATCTGCTTCCTCTTGGTTGATGTACGCCAACATGTGACCGGGCGGGGCTTTTTTCTGTAGAAGCCTCGCTATCTTGCGTATATCGCCGCCAACACTGGTAATTTGTCTTACTGCTGATGCCATGATTACACTCCTAGAGCGTCTTTAAGACGCAAGGTTTCCTCGTTCCAAACTTTTTTACGCTTCTTACCCGTGGACGGGCCTTCAATTTCACCAGCCCCACGGGATGATGTCAACCCTGTTGTTGTACCTAAAGCCTGACCTAAAACAGTAGTGGAGGTAGGCTTAGTGGGTGCTTTCGGTTGCTTGCCGCCAAGGATAAACAGGTTTGGCTTGTAAGGCTTGTCTTCTGCTGGCTTTTCCTCTGGCTTTTCTTCTGCTACTGCTGCTGGTTCTTCCACTGCCGCAGGCTTTTCTACTTCCGCAACATTTAAAGGTGTCTCTTCTCTCTTATTAGTAATAGTTACATCATCTAGCTGGACAGGTGTATCAATAATATCTGTGCTTGTAATTTCTAGTGGCGGTCTTTGTGCAGTAACTACAACATCCTGTAACTTAGGATTACCAGCATCGGATACCACACCAGTATCTAACGAAGCGTACTGAACACCACCCGCCATTGAAGCATCTTCAGATTTAAGAGGAATACCTCTTAAAGTGTCTGAAACATCTGCTTTTGCTTGACTGCCTAATTCTCCTGCTGCTCCAGCAAGCGCACCTGTAACTCCACCTGTTACTCCACCAGCAACAGCAGAGCCTAAGACTCTTCCTGTTGAACGTGTGTAATCTTCTCCACCCAATTGATACGCAGAAGATGCAGCAGAGCCTGCTAACGCCCCTGTCATGTTGTTGATAATGTCTTGTTCTGTTCCACCTGCCGCAGCAGTTTTTAACGCAGAAGCACCAGCAGATGTAATCATGTCTGACACGGCTGGATTACCAATAACGGCATTGATTTCTTTTGCAGCAGCAGGAGAATACCCGCTTACTGTTGCAGTTACTATAGAATTTTTAAGAGCTTGTTCGATTGGTACACCTTGAGCCACTTGAGCAGCCGTGCTTGCAATAGCAGTTCCAATGTACGTTGCTGCCGCTTCACCAGTAACAATACCCGCTGCCATCAATTGACTACCTATAGCAGAACCAATACCAGGCAAAGCAACAGACAATGCAACAGCCGCAATTACTGCGGCATTTTTATTTACAAATTTTTCAACAGGTTGGAAAATATCCGTTAATGTTTTGGATATGGCTTTTTCTACAGGTTGGAAAATTTCTGTAGCAGCATCTTCTAATTTTTTAAGTGCGCCCATTTTTAACCTTTCAAGTCAAAAGTCATTTCGTATGTACGGTCTATACCTTGGTCTATCTTTTTGACATTTGCAGGTACAGGAGAATACTTAGCTAATTCATTGATTTTGGGGTTGTCATAGTGTGTTACAGCACCCTTAACTTTGCCCCGCAATTTGGTCAAAAACTCAGTCAAACTTGTAGTTAAATCTTCTCCGCTGCCACCGTTGACCGTATGAAACTCAATTGTTCCGTCTTGCAAAGGGCGAAAAATGATTAAAACTTTTCCAATAACAGTGTGCAATCCACCTTGTTTTACATACATATCAAAGTTTTGCTTTACTTTATCAATAGAGATATTCCTACCCGCATTGTTTTTTGCGTTGTCAGCATCAATAATTTGTGCAATGTTGGCATCCATATTAAACTCCTAAGGCGGCTGCTATTTGTTCGTGAATAGATAGGTGTACACCTAACCAATCATAGAAGTCTTCTTCTACATTCCAATCAGCATCTAACAACTGAAACGGATTGTCAAGCGTCAGGATAGAAGCTAGAGACTCATGCTCTTGGTTATGCACAAACAGCCAGTCATCAAGGTTTTCGGGGCTGGCATCTGTTATAGGATACTTAGGGTAGGTCACTCCCGTATCAGTAATAATCTGGTGAAACAAACGATGCTGCACACCGTTCTCAAACAGCATCTCCGCAAGGCCATCTTTGTCGCCAAACTTGACGTAACTTAAAACATCCATGTTCAAGGTTCGTCCCCACCTTTTCTGAAGAACTCATTACGGATAAGAATGTAAATCTTTAGCACGGTAAAGATGAGAGTAGCCCACACCATCAAGTCATACGATGTAAAGTGACTTGCAATAGTCCCTGCCCAAATAATGAGCAAGTCTACAAAAGATGTGTTATTAGTGTCTTGTTCCATGTCAAACAGCGTAGTAAGGCACTTTTACTACTGTGCCGTTAAGGTCAAAACTAAAGAATCCAGCAGGCACTAGCAACAAGCTAGACGTTGCAAATGTTGCACTAGAAGACGTAGTGCTTGTGAAGTTGGTAGTCTGTGCATTTACGTTACCGCCAGTGATAGTCACACTGGTAGAGTTTTGCAAAGCCATGTTGCCAAGGCCTGTGACGTTGGCGTTGGGTACGTTGGCTAGTGAGATGGTAACGTTAGCAGACAGGTTGCCACCACCAGTAAGCAGTCCTCCTGCTATCACATTGACCGTGTTGGGTACTGCGCTAGGCACATTTGCAATAGGAACAGTGGTAAGACCTATGGTTACGTTGCTAGAGAGGTTGCCACCGCCTGTTAACAATCCACTTGCAATGATGTTTACAGTGTTGGGAACAGCACTAGGAACATTGGCTATGGGTACGGTAGTCAACCCGATAGTCACATTGCTGGTAAGTGGGCCACCACCAGTAAGGAGTCCAGAGGTTAAGACGTTGACAGTATTAGGCACAGCACCCGGCACATTAGCCACAGGTACGCTGGTAAGACCTAGTGTTACGTTAGCATTTAGCCTACCACCACCAGTAAGTAAACCACTGGATAAGACATAGGTAGTGTTGGCAGTAGCGCCTACACTGTTGGCATCTAGAACAACAATACCCGTCTGACCATTGACAGACTGCACAGCATCTGTGTTGTCAATCTTTTGCCATACAGTACCGTTGAATACGGCAAGGTCACCTATCTGCCAATCGGTGATGCCGTTAAGGTTAGTGCTACCAGCTACAGAAACGTAGTAGTAGTCACCCTTGTTTCCAACACTAGAGGTAAGCGTAGGCGTGTTAGAGCTGGCATCCCAAGTCCCTTTATAGACAAGAGCGCCAACAAGATTACCTAGACCGCTTACCGTCTTTAACATGTGTTAAACTCCATCTACCGATGAAAGGATTTTGTATGAATAAAGTTTGCAACTGGTGTCATCAAACAAAACCAATTGATAGTTTTTCAAGACATCCATATATGACTGACGGTTATTTGCATCAATGCAAGTCATGCCGTAACGAATGCGTAAAAAAACATAGACAAAAACCCGAAGTAAAACTACGAAGAAAACTTGAAAAACAAAATCCAGAAGTAAAAAAACGCTACAAAAAAACTGAAAAAGGCCGCATAGCAAACGCAAGATACAAGCCTCCAAAAGAAAAAATGGCTGCAAAAAACGCAATAAACTACGCTTTAAGAACTGGAAAAATTGCAAGGCAACCATGTTTTCTTTGCGGAGAGAAGGCTCAAGCACATCATTCTTCTTATGCTCCAGACATGAGGCTTGATGTGACATGGCTTTGTCAAGACCATCACAACCAGCTTCACATTGAACATGAGAATAAAAAATCATGGGTTAATACCTAGTATCACGAGCCGTCGCCGGGGGTCACATACACCACAGCCGTGCTAGTGCTTGTCAGGCCTGTGAAGTAAGCGTTGGGTTGAAAGGTAAGGATTTCGTCTGTACCCGCAAGTAGAGGAATACTGTTACCCGTACTGGTGACAGCAACCGCACTATTGCCTGCTTGTGCAGAGGTAGTACCTACACCCATAAACACAGTCACAGAGCCTGCGTTAAGAACACGGTACTGGTTACCGCCTAACGTGCTAGATAAGGCCTGCACAGGCGTAGGAACGCTAGTGGCTGCGGTAAACGCAACTGTGTTACCAGATGGACAAAAAGGTGCATTTACGCTCATGCTTGACTCCAAGGTAGTGCCAGTGAAACCACAGGCGGGTTTATCAAATCAGCAATCTTGAGTTTTACTTTTGCCTCTACATCGCTCTTCTCTACACTGCTAGACCACACCCAAGCAAGTACATCATCAGGCGTGAGGTCTTTGTACTCTACAAAGTTACCGCCTTTGTAGACAAACTCACATACACCAAAGTCAGAGGCAGAGTAAGTCTGGTCATCTTGCTCTTGTTCAACAGAACATATCCAGTGAACCTCTGTAACAACACTTGTCCTACCTTCTGTTTGTGGAAGGCACTTCATTTGATTGATTGACCAAGTAGTGTTCATCGTGCTTCCAGCGCCGCAATGCGGTCAGTGAGGGATGTGATGAGGGAGTTCATTACCACCCTGCTAAGTCTGTGTACTTCTGACCATCCGCACCACAGTCAGCAAGAAACTCATCCTTCTGCTCGGCAGAGTAGTTGCGGCACTTAACGCGCTTGAGTTCCGTTTCCGTTTCCTCTAGCCATGTGGCTTCAAGCGTGTTTGATTTAATATCGTGACACACTGCTGCTAAATAACTCATGATGTTGCTCCTTTGATGATTGCGAAGTTGATTAATAATGCTTCAGATAATGAACCTGCGGTAGTATTTTTTACAGCAATAATTGCGCTTCCTGATGCCACTAAATCAACAAAAATTTGATAACTTTGATTACTGCTGCCCGTATTGTTTTTTGTGACAATAAGACTATCAGTGGTTGAAATTAAGCTGTTATTAAAATTAAAATAAACGGTTGTGTTTGTTGCCAAAGCCGCATTGTTCATCGTAATTTGACCAGTAGGCTTATTTAAAGTAACTGAAGTTGACTTGCTTGTAGCCTGTGTAACAGTACCACCTGAGCCTGTGCCGTAGCCAAGACCGGCAGCGGAAGTGACAAGTACGTTACCGCTGGAGTCGATACGCATGCGTTCTGTGGCTCCGACTTCAAAAGCAAGTGCGCCAACACTAGCAGGTATAACAACACCCGCGCTGTTTACACCTGTTTGTGCCAACCCAATGCGGGTGGCAGTACCACTTGCGGTTACAACATCCAACCTAGTAGTTAGCCCACTACCAGCACCCGGAGAACTCGTCCCTATCCCTACGTTCTGGCTTGCGTCTATATAGACAGCGTTTATTCCTGCCGTAGAGATGCCTACAGAGTTGGTAGCAGGCAAGTACATCCCGTTACCCGTTACGCTAGTGCCAGTGGGGATAAGTTTTGCAGCCGTTGCCGTGCCTGTTACAGTGGTGTTGCCCTGCACAGTCTCATTGCCAGTAACAATCAGCGTCACTACGTTTGCAGTAGTTACGTTTGCAGTAGTTATAGTTACGTTTGTTAACGTGACATTGCCGCTGCTGATAGTGACGTTAGCAAGCGTCATGTTGTTAAGCGTAGTCACGGTGTTACCCAACTGGATAGCCGTGTTGCCTAACGTGATAACGGTAGCAAAATTGCTGTCAAGCTGCGACAACGGAATAGACGATGTTGCCGTACCGAATGTATATGGGACTGCCATTTAGAACCTCACTCTCAATTCATGTTCAAACTCAAACGTGTTGTACACAAAGCTGGCGCTGTTACTTGTGATGGTCAAGCCTAAATACTTGCCGTATTGCTGCGCGTCACTCTTGTACAGGGCGTAACCGTTGGACGTAAGCCAACCAATAATTGCACTGCTGTTATTTATCCAAGGTATAGCTGCACCGCTATTGTTATACCAAATAACACTGTTGTCTAGCGTGTAAACCGGGCTAGAACCTTTCTCACTATCTACGGTTACGTTGATAGATGCTGCGTTGGCAAGTGTGGCCTCTATGCCAAACTTCAAAGCCTGCTTGGTACGGATGGGGTCATCCATAGGCATTAAGGCCGTGCGGATGGTGCTAGACACATTGCCAGTGGCATCACTGTAGAGCCGGTATAGGTCTGTGCCGGTAGTGCCGTACAGGTTAATTAGCCCGGACAAGGGAACAGACGTAATGTAAGTCAGGCTTCCTTGGCTAGAAATAAACCACTTCTTCTCAAAGAACACTGCCTGTATAGAGCGAGGGCTAGATAGCGGGTCATTGTAGGTAAAGGAAAAAGCTGCACACAGGATGTTGTTCAGCAGAACCTGACCGGCAGACACAGGCTTTGTGAAGTCTATGTACGGAAAGATACCGTCTAGCTGGTCAGAAATCTTGCTAGTAGTAGAGCCAACCAGAGCGTAAATGCCGTAATCGTTCATGAACAAAACGGAACGGAAGTACGGGAAGATGGCGTAAATACGTTTTGTACCTACGCTGGCGCTGACGTTGGTATTGGTGAATAAGGTTGCACCACTGGTGGTAACCCGCAAATCCGAGAACACGTTAATGCTGTCATCACCAAAGATGTACAAGAAGTTATTGGCAGAAAGCAGGCCTTTAATGTTGCCGTGCAGCGTAGAGTCTGTCAGAACTAGAGAACCAGCAGACACAGATGTAAAGTCACTGTAGCTTCCAGCCGCAGAGTAATACACAGTACGTCCAGCCGCTACCCATGCCCTGCCAGAGAAGGTAGCAACATCAACTATCTGGTCAAGGTTGATTACTCCAGTAGCAGTAGCACCAGAGCCGGGTGAACCGCTGCTGTCGGCAATAATTACAGCTACGTTGGAGGTAGAGGTGTATCCAGCGCCGGGGTTGGACATCAAAATTTGGGTAATCAGACCTCCGCTAACAATAGCGTTGGCAGTTGCCCGTGTTGTCCAGCCGCTTGCATCTCCAATAGTGATTGTGACGTTAGCAGAGTTGGTGTATCCCGTGCCAGATGTGTTCATCACTACCGACACTGTACCTGTTTTAAACGTGACTAGAGAGGCAATAGCAGTAGCACTGGTAGTTGCTCCACCACCAGAGATAGTTACGGTAGGAGGTAGCGTATATCCTTGACCAGCATTTGTCAGAGTAATTGTGCTTATTACATTGGCTAAGACAGTAGCTGTAGCTGTTGCTTGCACATTGCCGGTAGTCTCTTGCGGGGCAGAAAGGGTAACGCTAGGGGTTGAGGTATATCCAGCACCAGCACTTCTAACTCCTATAAAGCCTACAGCGCCTATGCTGGAGACATTGGCTCCATCCCAAGTAAACAAACCCTTATCCGGGTCACCAATGATGACGCGCTGGTTCTTGTACTGGGCAGCAGATACATTGCCAGAAGAGAACGTACCCGCAGCGGCTACATTTCCTATGTTAGCAGTACCGCTGGTGTCTAGCTTGACGTACTGTGACCTACCATTAGTCTCAAACCCCAAGATGTAGTCATTGACATCAATGTTGGCAGAGGTAAGAAAACTGACCGTGTTTGCAAAAGCAATGACGTTGTTGCTGGCATCTTTGACGGTAGATTGAGCGGGGATAACTTTAATGTTGCCGTGACCAATCGGCATTGCGTTCTCAATCCACGCGAACTCATCTTCCTTTATCGCCGTTCTATTAGCCTTTGTGTTTAGGCTAGTAAAGTTCTTGACGACAGCATACGACTTTTTTTGCTCTGCTGCTGCCATGATTAGTACGGGCTAGAGTAAGGGTCAGGAATGCGGCGCGTGAATACGGAGTTCTGCACAGCATTGACTTGCTTGCTGTACTCTTGTTTGTAGATTTCAGCCTCTCCATAGCTTTGTTCTTTGTACTTGGCTTTGTAGGCTGCGTAGAAAGCTACAGGGCCAGTGTACGGAGCAACAATAGTGTCAGTAACGCTAGGTGCAGAAGTCTGCAATGGCGTAGGCATGATTACCGTATCTAGTTCTATGTAATAGCTTTGGTCTGGAATAGGAGAGATGTAAATCTGACCTTGACCATACGTTGAGAAACAAATAGGCCTGCCAATATAGTTCTGCCAGTAACGCAGTTGGGCATTGAAGTTAGTCCACGGCAAGTAGCGTAGCGGAATGCGGCTATTGCCCCAATACAAGTTGACATTCATGATGTCTAGCGTGTACTGACCGTTAGGCATGGCAGCGTAAGTAATTATTTCCGCATTGCTAGAGTATTGCAGCGTTGCCGTACCGTTGGTAAACGGGGCAGTAGGAGGAAACGTATAGCCAGATGCAGGGTAAGGCGGGGCAGAAGTGTCAGTTGTTCCGCTACTAATTACTTCATAGATGAAGATGTTAGAAAACAAGAACTGACCGGCTGTTACAGGTGTGCTTGCCGCCCACGCAGTTGCCGCTACTCCCGTTGTAGATAACGGGGTTTGCGTAATTTGTAGAGTGCGTAAGCACCCTGTGTCTCTGACTACTCGCTCACGCGCACTATTGATATAGTCCGTTAACTCAGCATCATCCCAGAAATTGCCGTTGGCATCGTGTAGGAGCCTGCGGACTTCCGATATGTAGGAAGTAAGTGTTGCCATGTTGCTTCCATTTTATGCTGCCCTTTGGGTAACTTTTCCCCCTACGGATTTCTCAATCCGCAGAGGTACTACGCTAACCGCCGAGGGTAACGAGCGGTGCTGTTCGGGAGCCTGAGTAGTTATTTCAAACTTGCTCAGTCTTTCAATCCCAGAATTTAGTTCTGAATGAGAACGTATCCAACCCAACCGGGCCAGATACGGTTCTTTATCCTCTGCACCGTAACCAAACACATGCTTTGCAACATGCACAGGAACTTCTATGGGCTTACCCTTGAGAAATTCATAGAATACGCCACTGTACCCATCTGTGAGTGCAGTGTCGGTTCTGTTGGTTACGAATACAGTTTCGGTCATAGGTTCACAATGTCACCGTACACCGTAACTTCACAAGTTGCATCATTAGCGGTAGTTACTTTTACCCACAGAGCGCCAGACGAGTACACGTTAGAAACGGCATTCGCAGTAGGTGCAATGTCTTGGAAAGTACTTGTGCTTGTGATGTTTGCAAGTTTAGTGGTAGCAAATACAGCGTTAGCAGCGTTGCCATCGCTAGACGTAAGAATACTTACGTTAGCGGTAGCAGCAGTTGCGTTTGCATTTGAGATGGTGACACGGCGAACTATGAAGCTAGTGCCAACCACAGACATCACAGCAGCAGCATTACTTACCGCATTTAGCGGAACTGGTGTTGCTGTGGCAATAGCAAAATTGCCAAACGAGTCTGGGTAGCGAGCGCCTACATTGTTTGCGTTCATGTCAACTCCTTAACTTGAGTAAGTGCCGGGAGCGTTGTTACCACCATTAGAGGTGTACAGAGTCAAAGACTGAGTGCTGGTAGTTGCGTTTGCACGAACATTCCAACCGTCAGAAATAACAGTACCGCCTGTATTGGCTGCGACATACGTTGTCCAAGCATTAGCACCAGCAGCAGTGTAAGCATTCACTTCAATAATCACGTTGTTCGTGGTTTGAGGAAGAATGTAAGCACCAGCAGGAACAAACTGAGCGGACGATGTGCCAGCGTTCATCAAGGTTGTATTGCCAATACCGATAGAGGTAATGGTGATGCCTTGGAGATACGCACCAGCCGTGTTAGTGGCTGCATTGGCAAGAAGGATTTTATTTAGAGACAATGACATGTTCTATGCTCCTTACAGCGAGAGGTAGTTGTAACCTGTCACCTTGGTCATCGACTTAGGCTTGACGTTCACCAACTCGGCAATCATCAGAACCGCACCGACATAACCAATTTGCCAGTTAGGAAGCGTAGATTCAAAACCTGTGAACACAAACGAACCTTGCTCATGGATGTAGAGCGAGAGATAGTTAGTGTTGAGGAAGTAAACCGTACCTTCTGGGCAGTATGGGTCTGGGTAGATAGGTACACCAGCAACCATCAATGCGCGGAAAGCAGCTTGTGGGCCGTTGTTGTCGCCATCAAATCCCGAACCGGGGGTAATGACATATTGCTCTTGACCTACAAAGTCTTGAGCCAACAGAGTCCATGTACCAAAACCACAAACACCAAAGCTAGGCATTTCAGCACCGTTCTTCACAGTACCAGAGATGTATTGCAAGATGTTCTGACGGGTTGGGTTAACCGAGCCAGCAGCGTACTGCTTGGACTTCCACCATGTGTAGGTATTACGGTTAATGTTTCCGTAAGTAGCAAGAGTTGTACCGTCATCCACAGCACCGGGCAGTCCGATGAACTGTTGGGTGTTAGTAGTGTTGTTGTACAAAGCCGTAGCCATTGCGTCCATCATCACGTTGGTGGCATCGTTCATACGAGCCTCAATCAACGGGATAATTGCTGCATCTTGTTGAACTGCGCCTTCCATACCGAGGAACGGCACGGGAGAAATCATCAGTTTCAAGTCAAATTCAGCGTTGTAAGCACCTTGTTGAACTGACGGTTGGGCAAAAGAGCCGCTGTAGTCAGACCACTGAGCATTTACAAACTGAGCGCCCTGTACGGGAACAGTTACAGAAGATACACCGCCACTGGCTTGCTGACTATTACTAATCAGTGCTGCCAACAAAGGTGTCGAGTTATAAAGCTGGACAACCAGCTTAGGGATAAAGGCTCTACGAGTTACATAAGTCAGTTCAGTAAACTGATTCGACCCTGTAGCTGGTAGGATGCCGCCGCCAATAGCCATAAGGCCTCCTTACGTCACGATAGACAAAATAATACCCTCTTTTACAAACCGATAGGGCGAGTGGGCTTACGCAAATCACTCAATGCCCTTGCTGCTTCTTCACGCGCAGCACCGACAGGGTTCTTCCAATACTTGTTAAGGTCAAACTGTTTAACAGGTGACGGGTTGTATCCAGAAGATGTTGGTACTGCTGCTTGTTTCATCCAGTTGTGATACTGGGCTGCTGTCTCATGGTTGGTGATACCTTGCTCCAGCATAATCTTTTCTACGTCTTTGACCTCTGCTTCAGAAGAGATAAGACCCTTCTTAACCAGAGAGTTACGGCGACTTTGCAATTCTGCAATTGCATCACGCTCACGCAACTTTGCTTCCAAGGCTTGTACACGCTGTTCTGACTGATTGACAGCGTTGCGCGTATAGTCTTCCATATCTAATTCTGGAATAGGAAGGTCAGGCTTAACCTTCTTGGTCATCCGCAAGAACTCTTTACGAGTTTCGGGATTCTCAGCCAGCATTTGAGACAGGGAAGCCAGTTCATCACGGGCTTCTAAGGAGACATTTTCTAATGACATAGTGTTACCCTCTTTATACGATTAGATTACTTTTTTACCGTCAGCAGGCTTTTGCACCGCCATACCAGCTTTGCCAACTTTACCGGGGCTGTTGAGGCCACCAAGCTGAGAAAAACGGGGGGTGTTAACCATAACGCCATTGTTCTGATTGTTGTCAGTAGGACGGCGGGGGGCTGCTGCGCCACGGGGCTTAAACAAATCCATGATGGACTCCTTACATTGGGGGTGGTTGTGGTGCGCCGGGTGAGGGCATACCGGGAATCGGCGCGCTTGCCATTGCTTTTCCCTCTGGGCTTGCGCCACCAGCTTGAGGTAGAGTTTGCAACATTTGCAGAATCTCAGACTGCTGCAACTCATTAGTTTTGTTCTTGCGTGGCCCCATAAGGCCGGTCAAGGAACGAATAGCTGCAAGAGCCTTTTGCCCTTCTACTGACTCAGACCCAAGGGCGGGGAGCGATTGTTCTAGCAAATCCATTGCCATGCCAACATTAATCATGGCAGCTTCTTTGCTACCCATCTTTGGCTCTGGTGTGGACATGGGGCTGGACATCGGAGGGGTTTCCGCATCCGACATAGCGGGAGAGCCGGGTGAACCACCGAGGTCTGGGGAAGGAGCGGGGGTTGCTGCGCCAGCAGAACGACTGCCTCGCATTAACTCCATCAATTTATCTGAGGGTACACCCATAACTAACTCCTTTGGCGCGTTTGTAACACATACAAACAATTTGTCAATAGGTGGCAGTTAGTTATCATCCAACTACCAATGATGCGCTGCTCTAGGCAACCAAGGTTTTACCCTTGATTACTTGCGAGACTTACGTCCTTTACGACCTTTACGCATAATGCGCTCCTTCATAGAGGCGGCCACTTACTTACTAGGGGAAGCAGCCATACCCTTTTCCTGACGGAAACTTACCGGCGAGTCTTACGACCGCGCTTGTGTGCTTTGTACATGAGAAACTCCTGTTGGTCAACGCCGAGCATAGTCCCTTTGACTTCGCCCACCGCTAGTTTTATATCCAACTTGGCGATATGTCAAGTTGGGGCTGGATTCTCCCCTCTGTAGGGTGGGAGTATTTACTCTTGGCTGGTCTGCACGGGGTTGAGTAACCCCTGCTTTTGGTGAACCGGGTGTTGCCATTATTGCTCCTTGGGGGGTGCTTTTTCTTTAGGTGGTGGCTGCTGCGCCGCCTTCTCTGCCTGCTTTTGCTCCATGACTTTCAACCTATCCTTAAGCAACTGCTTCATAGGAGGTTCTAGCAAGTCAAGCAGGGATTCTTTGTCAATAACCTGTGCTTTGAACAAATTGAATGCCAGTTGGCGCAAATCTTCCATAAAGATGGGCGAGTTACTGTGAGCATCAACTTTGACCACAAAATCCTTGGTGAACTGCTCTGCAATGAACTTATTGCCCTTGACATCTTTAAAGTGCGTGTTGTCATAGACTTGCATACACTTGAGATACAAGGTTGCCAACTTCTCTAGGCTGTCTTCAATAACCAGCGCCCGTTTCTTAGCCCTGCTGCTTCCAAGACGGGCAAGTTGACTTGCATGACCAGTAGAGCGCACCCCAGATTCACCTTTGCCTTGCAGGATAGAAGAGATACCAGATGCCTCTTCAAACATGGCATCAATCTCACCAATCTCTTTAAACAAGTCAGGCGGGATAGTAGGCGCTAACTTTTCCACCTTGGCATTAGGCATGTCAGTTGCCAGCAGGCCACCAGCCCGGTTAAGAGCAAAGTTCTTTTCATCCAAGATGCCAGTAAAGCCAATCAGGGCGGTAGGAGGTGATACCTGTTTACTCAGCAAATCTAAAATTTCAGCCATACGCTTAGTGCGTAGCTGCTGCAAATAAATTAGACGGGAAACTTCAGACGTACCCCAATAGTAATCGTATTGAGGATTAGGACAAATCTGAATGAAGGGCAGTTCACCTTTTAGGAAGATGGATTCACCGCTGCGGTCATAAACGATGATGTCCGGGTCTGCCTTGGTAACTACTTGGTAATCACTGGTGTCATCGTTCCACACCCATAACTCGGTCATCTCTACTGTCTCTTCTGCAACAACAGCCTTGTATTTGTTGAGGCCTGACAAGTCCAGATTGACGTTTCCGTACATGGTTGGGTTGCTGGCAGAGAGAATAATTTTCTCTACGCCATTTGCAATTTCTGTTCTCTCATGCTGAGTGGCGCTGACACGTTTGACAATCTGTTCCCGCTTGGGGTGGGAGTACAGACGGGCATACAACTCTGACTTGGTGATGTAGTACGTCTGGACAATAGCTTCTTGTCTGTCAGTGTAAGGACTGTCCTCACGCAGCACACCCATGCAGGCAGGCTCCACCATGTAGGGGTGAATACCGTTATTGATAATCAGTTTTACAAAGGTGGAGGCGTAACACAGCGACCACGAGACTGCTTGCGAGAAAACTTGGTCAGCATTGGAGTTGAGCCACTCATCGTTGAGCGCACGAGTGAGAACAGGAATCTTGGTGTGTTCTGCTTCGTCCACCGCCGCGCCGATATTGATGCTAAACCGGGTTGTCTCTGCTGAGTAGAGGAACGAGGTTAGTTGGTCAATGTGCGGATAGATTTTGTTGTAGATGGCGGGAGTCTCACTAGGCCCGTTGCCAAACAAATAATAACTTCTCAACCCCGCATAGTCGGGCTTGCGGTCTTCCCTTGACACTAGACACTTCTGTATCAAGTCAAGGTAGAAAATTTCCCTTTCAATTGGGGCTGATGGAATTTTCATTATTTAGGAACCGTTAAGTTTTCATGGTCTGGAATATAAGACGCAGGTTTTGGCCCTGTCAAGTTCCCCGCTTCTTTGGGATTGATGCCTACAGATTCTCCCATGACGGACTTAAATTGTCCACCAAGGACGGATTTCATAGAGATGTTACCCCCATTTCCCCAGATTGCGGAGTCACCAGCCCGTCCTTCTTTGGGTTTTTGGCTCTCAAAGTGCTCACTAGCGGCTGTAGCCTCGGCATATTGTTTGTCAGTTAGCTTGTTGTTGCGCTTGAGATAGCCTGTTTGGTGTTCACCCTCTTTGGTGGACTTGATGTCGGTCATCTGAAAGTCATTGGCTAATCCTTGCAGTGTTTTATCCGTTTTTGCTGTCTTTGCAGACCTTGTACCCACTGGTTTAAGGTGTACAACAGAAATAGCAGCCTTGCATAGCTTCATAGGGCAGTCAGGCTCCCATGCCTCAAAGATGCCGTGTGATTCGCAGTAGTAGTCTCTCAAGATAGCCATAGTTACCCTCTAAGTGCTTCGTTAAGGTCAGTTTCACTGTAATCATGGCGGTTGACCATTCCCACCCTGATTTTTATCCCGTCAGAGGTAACTTTTAGCCCCATACCCGCCATCATGGGGGGTTCTGGTGTCTTCTTGTACTCCACATACCGAGTTAAATCCCTGCGCCTCATTACCTTGACATTGCCTGCCTTCCACTGCGTATAGGCTTTGTTGACCCGCATCTGGATGTATTCGGTAAGCGGTTCACACTGACGGATAAAAACATCTCGGAAATGCTCCTTGTGTATCCCCGCTAACTCGCAAAACAGGGGGATAGAGATGCCTCTTTCCTTGTCAGCACAAAACTTTTGCATCTGCCGCAGCAGTTCTTTCTTAGTTAGGATAATCATGAGCCGTACATTCCTATCTTTTTAAGGTAGTCACTGACGTTTCTGCCAACAGAGAGTTGTTCTGCTGTGTAGTCTTCCTGTGATTTACTCACCTCACGGGTAATCCTAGCGGCTATCAGGCGGGGCTGTACTTGCTCTGCAAAGGCTACCACTGCCAAGGCAGAGGCTATCACCCGGTCATCTTTGGCTCTACCCGGCGCTCCTATAAACCCGTCCTCACGCACGATGGTCTTCATCTCTTCTAGTAAGTCCATGCTCATGACGTTCATCATCTCACGCTCAAAGAAGTCTTTCATGTAAGCCAGCATCCGCTCTTTGGTAGAACTGGTTGTCAGAAAGCCTATGCTCATGCTTGGCCCACCAAGAGAGTCATTACGCCGCCAAAGGTAGTTGGACATGTTGCCAAGTACGTCCATCAGGTCAGACCCCATCTTGTTACCCATGCTCACTGCCATGCGCTTCAAGGTTCTAATCTCATTGATGACAGCCTGACCGGGGCCGTTGATTTCTAAGTTGAGTGTAGAGTTTTTGTAGGCTCCTGCCAAGTGCGCTATCACCCACGCAAACTGATAGGTGTTCATCTCAGCAGTAGCAAACTCAGCCACTTGGTCTAACCCGTTAGCATACGCCCTGTAGACCTGTATACAGAACCTGTCTGCCCAATCACTGCTGCCGTAAGCAGGGTCAGCACCTATGACGTAGTAGGCAGTGTCAACAGGCTCTTCCCAGACCTTCAGAGTACCCAGACGCTCAGTAGACTTCAGTACCTCTGTGTCTTGGAAGGATTGACCAAAGACATAGCGGTAGCAGTCCGGCAATTGTTTCTTGGCAACCTTGGCAGACTCTGTACAACGGCTGTGCGAGAAAAAGCTAGTGCCGGTCATCACAAAGGCGTAGTCCTCTGTAGGAGGAAACTCTTGGTACATCAGGGACTCATCCTTAATACCTTCACTTAGCTTCCAACGCCACCATGCCATCTGCCGGGAGTTAATCTCTACGCCGTAGAGTTTCTTAATGTCTTTTGTCCACTCCTTCTCTTCTGGGGTGAGCCTGCCATCCCAGTAGACTTTGTAGATGTTGCTGCTGGCATCTACGGAGTAGTATTCGTTACGCCACCAGCCGCAGAAGATTGCCCTCTGAGTCTTGGCAGACTTGGCTACTTTGTACAAATCGTGAAACATGTTAAAGCCCTGCGCTGTGCTTTCAAACATGTACAGACGTTCTGGGTTCTTCTCTGCTAGAGAGGCTATGAGAGATGCTAGTCCCTCCTCATTGCCCCAACTAGCAGTCTCAGTACCGTGAAGGTAAGTGATAGCCTTGCCTTGCCCTAGCCTACTCTTGTTGCCAGCAATCTGATAGAAGATACGGCTCCTGTTTTTCAGAACCATCTGGTTACGGTTATGGGCTATCAGGGGTATCTTGTACTCTTTGGGTAACCCGTCCATGTACATAGCTAACGTAGAGCGGAACATATCTCTGTTCTCTTCTGAGTCAGCCACCAGAGTCCCCTGCCAACCGGGGTGAGTGAACTGCCAGTAGAGGTCAAGGGCAAGACTTACGGTAGTGATACCTAGCTGCCTGCCTTTTAGGATAACAAAGAAATGGATGTCCTCTGCTAGACCTTTCTGTATTTCCTGCATGACGTACTTCTGCGTACCTAGGAGGTTGCCCATCTTCTTTAGGCCTTCCTCCTTAGTCTCAATCTTGAGTTCGCTACAGAACTTGTAGAAGTGTTCTAAGTTAAAGTTCATGGAACAATCTTGCCGTGAAAGGGAAGGCGGCTGTCTATCATGTGTTCTGTGCTGAACCTGTTGTTGACAATATCATCACAGCGGTTGACAAACATCTGCACGTTCTTCTCAAAACGTCCTTGGTAAAGGTGATAGACACCTTCCTCAAAATGAGTGCCTATGCCGTACAGCCCGTAAGTATGCAGCCGCCACACACCCTCTTCTGGTATGGCTGTCCAGTGGGTAGGGTACAGGGTCTTGTAGCGTATGCCTGCCATCTCTGCTGCGTAGCTTACGTTCTCTGCTACGTCTGCTACAGGAGTCTCTGAGAAGGTAGGACGCTGCATAGCCTTCCAAGTCTTACGCCAGATAAAAAAGAAAGCGGGAGCAGCAAAGATATGGGACTTAGGAAGAATGTGATTACTGGCTTGGGCAATGCCGACAAAGGACTTGTTCTCTGCTGCGTAGGCAATAGCATCGTCTACTACTTGTCTGTTGGTAGGTACACAGTCAATATCTAGGAAACCCACCACATCAGCAGCACTGTTAGCAAGGATGTTGTCCATCCACTGCCCGTGCGGAGTCTGCTGGATAGCGTAGCCCACCTGTAGCCCTAGATGGCGACAGACATTACTGTGGGACTTGAGCATATCAACATGGGTAGCAGGCCATGCTAGGGTGTGTATCTCTACGTTCATACTTCTGTCTTTCCTGTTAACTCTTTATATTGAGAGTATGTTCTCATTGTCAACTCCCCATCTATCTGCATGATTACTTTAGTGTCATCAGGGATAGGCTCTTTGTTCTGACTGTAGTGAAAGGCAAAGCTGGTAGGGTAGTTCACAGTGGGAACACCTGACCTAGCTATCTTTAACCCACTGTCCTTTACTGTTGCCCAGAACACCCGGTCATCAATGATGCACAGCTTCTTATCTTTTAACCCCCATGCTGCCAACAAATGAAAAGCATCTCTGCGAATAAGGTAGCAGTTAGTGTCATTGAAGGCAATACCATCTGACTCACTGTCAACACACATGTAGCTACCGTTTGTCCTGTACAGGTTTCTAGGGCATGTAACAACAGGAGCATCCTCACGCTGCATGACCTTCACCATCTGCTGAATATGCCCCTTCTCTAGCCAGCAATCAGCATCCAGCAAAAGGATAGCGTCTGCTCCCTGTGCATCTGCTATGGCGCAACCAACTAATCTGGGGGTATCTCCGTAGTCATCACATCTGGGTAGTTCCACGTGAAACTGTAAGTCACGCAACTCATCACGGGGATGCCCGTCTGCCAGCATGTAGTGCCGCACATCCGGGTAAGTCTGGGCAAACACACTGCTCCTGCAACGTATCAAAACATGCAAAGCCTCCCTGTAGTAAGGAGTTATAACCGCTACCCTCATACATCCTCCAGTATTTCCGTATTCACCACCACCCGCATGTATTGCTTCAACCTGTCATCAGACTTCTTGCCATAGACTTTTTCTAACTTCTTCAACTGTTTGGCAAGGAACCTATTAGCCTGCACAGCCCCGTAGGTACGCTTGGCAGCAAAGTAACTTGCCACCAACATCCTAGCCTCTGCCATCTCCAGTTGAACTCTGTCAGACATTTACTCACCTGTAGGCACTTTCATCCAATCTAGGATGGTCTGGCAAGCATCAGCTATCCCCGGATTGTCTTCCCATTGCAGCATCTCATCCCGAATGTCAAACAACCTAGCCCTCAATAGCTGGTCAACAAGGTCAGCAGAAGTAGTCTTCTGGTTAACGGTAATCAATACTTTCATGCTTGCCTCCACACCCTTATGTTGTCACCCTCTGTCCTAGCTATAAACACCCTCTGTAACCGCTTACCCGCCCTGTAGTTGGCGTTCAACACCTTGGCCCTAGCCGCTACCGGCACTACAAACGAATCCCCCACCTCCATGTCCTCGTAAGGGTAAGCGTACACAACCCTCGCAGCAGGAATTGCATAACCGCTCTCTCTCTTTATCTCTAACATATCTTAATCTCCTGTCTACCAATAACTACATACTAGCATACTTATGCCGTAGCCAGAAACCTAAATTTTTATGGGGGGGACGGTATGTGGAGGTCACACCACACAGGATATGAAACCCATCTTACATGGCCACGCAGGCGCAGTGCGGAGAGCGATAACCTAGGCTATTGACCAAACCCATAGCGCAGAGAGAGGGAGAGAGGGAGAGCACTACATAGCGGAGAGCGGAGAGTGTAGGCTAGTCCCAAGTCCCATTCTAGGAATGGAGAGACTACCTACATATAAAACACATAGGATGTTTATAGACTTTACAGTCTAAGTATAACCTAGGTAGCTATCTAGTACAAAGGGTGTTTTCAAGGCATAAAGCTATGCAACATCGGCATAACTATTTGATGTAAGGCTATTGATAAACGTAAGAATTGCACCGATAATCCTATTACCTACTAACCTAGTAGGCATCTTTTAAAGGGTAGTACCATCATGCAAGGCAAAGTAAACCGCGACGAATACATCCAGTTCTTCACCAATTGGGTGTTTTACCAGTTCGACAGGCCGTCTAATCGTATGCATAACATCCTAGTCATTAGAGAGGCGGCAAAGATAGTCACCGATGATGAAGAGGCCGCATATTGGGGAGGCCGTGATTGTTGGACAATGCACGACATGGCTAACAAAGCCCTACAAAGCCGTGCCATTGTCGCCATCGAAGCATAGGGGCAGTCTATGCCCTCACTAGAGGGTATAGGCGGCAGATTGTGCCGATATTGTTTAAAGGATGTTCCACTATGACAAACACTAACATTAGTTGGTCTGCTCTACTCTCAGATGCAGTTAACCAGCCCGGCATTCTCAGCAGTGCCTATTCCACGTTTTATCAATACAGCATAGGCAATCAGATGATGGCCTACTCTCAACTGGTAGGCAGGGGAGAGCAGTTATCCCCTATAGCTACTTATGCCAAGTGGCAAGCACTAGGCCGTCAAGTTAAGAAAGGCGCGAAGGCTATCCAATTGTGTATGCCTGTCACTATCAATAAAAAGGATGATGCCGGGGCTAAGACAGGGGAAGCCTTCCAGCTATTCATTGTTAAGAATAACTGGTTTTCTATGTCTCAAACTGAAGGCGCAGACTACCAACATGAGCAGGCCACTGCTGAATGGTCTAAGGCCTTGGCACTGCCTGCCCTTGGCATTACTGAAGTGGCATTTGCAATGATGGATGGCAATTGCCAAGGATACGCTACTGGTAAGAATATCGCTGTAAACCCTGTCGCTATCCTGCCGCATAAAACTAGATTTCACGAATTAGCCCATATTGTTTTAGGCCATACGTTAGAGCATACGATGTCAGATAGTGAGCAGACACCTAAAAGCATTAAGGAAGTGGAAGCGGAGTCAGTGGCATATATCTGCTGCTCTATCCTTGGCCTTGATGGTCTGGTAGAGAGCAGGGGCTACATTCAGAATTGGCTGCAAGGCAATGAAATTAGCGATAAGACAGCACAAAAGATATTCGGTGCAGCAGAGAAAATACTGAAGGCAGGCAAAGCAAAGGCAGAGCAGGCAGAGTAACACCTAGCTAGGCAGTGACAGTGCCTAGCTGGATTGTTATCCGACAATCATAACTTTATAGGATGTTCCAAATGAAATACACGATAGACCAGTTCCAAGCAGACTTAGACCAACCTTATGCTTGGCCCGGCGGGTATCCCCGCTATTTCATAACTTCAGACGGGGCTGCACTGTCATTCAAGTCTGCATTGCATAACTCACATTTGATAATTGACTCTATACGGGAAAATTCTAATGACGGTTGGCAAGTAGTTGCTTGCGAAGTCAATTGGGAGGATGCAGGCCTGTATTGTGACGATACGGGAGAACGTATAGAGTCTGCATACGCTGAAGCATAGCGCACTCTCTATGCGTCTATTTGGGCGCATAGGGGTTTGCACTGTTGCAGGCCATAACTTTATAGGTTGTACCGCTATGAACATATCAGAACATGCTCGCATTCTTTCTGCCTATTTGAGCAGGCTTACCAGAAAAGATTTAGAGGCCATCATGGAAGCGGAAGCCCGTTGGCATCATGCTGCTTGGAACCATGACAGCAGTGAGGCCATAGCCCTGCAAAATCAGTTTAATGGTGTAGTCTTGGAGGCCGTAGGTAATTTACTTACCTATGACAGAAATAACATTACCAGTATTGTCACCAAAATAGTAAATCGGGGGGCAGCATGACATTTGAACAGTGGATGAATCGTCCCGTATACAAGGCCCAAGTGCATACCGCCAAGACACTAGGACATTTATTAGGCCTACCAGATGGCCCTATCGCTACCATTGGAGAACATCCTTTTATGTATTTCAGAGTGGTGCAGGCCTATCGCTGCTCTAAGTCATTAGCCCTACGAAAAGTAGTAGCTGATAAAGTACGGGAAACCCGCAAGAATGGAACTTATCAATTAAAAGAGGTGACACCATGAATTGCTGCGACTACTCATGCACTGGAGGGGCTAACTGCCCCATAAGGGTAAACCCTACCCATAGGCGCTACCCTCGCACATTGCTAGAGGCATTCCCCCGTTATCCTGCCCCTGACTTTGTAGAGGAAGGGCAGGACTACCATAAGGCCCTAGAAGTGGCCTTAATAGCCCTTTTAGTGGCCTTGCCGGTCATTCTGTGGCTGCGATAACCCCCTGCGAGGGGCTAGGGGTCTGTCAGCGAAAGGCTACCCCTTGCTGGAATTGTCCTGTGCTATTAAAAAGGAAGCAGAGGAAGATGCCCTCGCGCACCCCTGCGCCTAGTCTCTCGCCCATGACCATCATGGTGCAGGCCTTAACAACTCCCAAAGGTAACAAAAATGGAGCAATTAAATGAGTTGGCTCTTTTCGCAGGCGCTGGTGGAGGAATACTTGCCGGAAAGCTGCTCGGATGGAGAACAGTCTGCGCCGTTGAGTGGGAGCCGTACCCAGCAAGCGTACTGTGCGCCCGACAAAATGACGGATTTCTCGCGCCTTTCCCAATTTGGGATGACGTACAAACCTTTGACGGAAAGCCGTGGAGAGGCATTGTTGACGTTGTATCTGGCGGATTTCCTTGCCAAGACATCAGCGCAGCAGGAAAAGGCGCAGGAATTGACGGAGAACGAAGCGGAATGTGGGGAGAAATGGCGCGCATCATTTGCGAGGTACGACCCCGCTACGCATTCATTGAGAACTCCCCAATGCTCACTATTCGAGGACTCGACAGAGTATTGTGCGACCTTGCCCGCATGGGGTTTGATGCGAGATGGGGAGTGTTGGGAGCAGCGGACGTTGGAGCGCCGCATCAGAGGGACAGGATATGGATTGTTGCAACAAACATGGCCTACTCCAAATGCGGGGATGTACAGAAACTTAAATTACAACAAAGAACTTTGTTTCAAAAGGGCAGAGAAACATCAGACCGATTTAGCGATGGTATCGGTAATGCAGTTTGGTGGGCAACTGAACGTGGCGTGGGCCGAGTGGCTAATGGGCTGGCCGGTGCAGTGGACAGAATTAAAGCCATTGGCAATGGACAGGTCCCCCTCTGTGCAGCAACAGCTTGGAAAGTGTTGACAAGGGATTTATGATTGTGATAGAGTAGTGGTGTTGTCGTAGTGGTCAACGATTGAAAGCCGTTTACACATGCCTCGCCCCGTCTCTGGGGAACCACTACGGGGCAGTTGTAAGCGGCTTTTTTATTGTCCACGCGCAACCGCCTAGCTGTCGGTGACCCATACGGCAGGGCTAGGGGATAGGTGACTACTGTGGGTAAGCGTTGAGATAGTCACAGGGGCGGCGAAGATAGAACCCCTACGCGAACGTCTGTCGGGTATGTGCGGCTCCGTCCAGCATTGAAGGCCTTTCCCTTTCAGTAGGGAGGGCTAGGTTTTGCTCACCGTCTAGCATGAGGGGTTTTAGAGTAGGTTAAGGTCTAGAGTAGGTAAGAGATTAGAGTAGGTAACATTCTTTTTTTTAGAGGGTAACTATATGGATAAAGACTTTATGACTTTTAGAGGTTTGATAACATTCCTCATTATTATTTCTGGCTTAGTGCTGCTTACCTATGCGGTGTGGGGGAAGCTATGACTGAAGCTGAAATTATTTTTGCAGCAAGCGATTCGGGCTTGACCTACTACGGCATGGGTAAAGACAGAGCCAAGTTTCTGCATCACTTAGAAGCCTTTGCAGAATTGGTAGCAGCACATGAGCGTGAGGCGTGTGCCAAGTTAGCAGAACAATGGCTTGGCCCTACTAAAGACAGAGAATTACATATTGCAAAAGCTATCCGCGCAAGGGGGACAACATGACTACATATTACTGTGTTCATTGCAAACGCCCAGTTTGGACAATCTTAATTAAATGTAGGAGTTGCGGGAAATGACCAAAGAAGAAGCACTAAACCTAATCAAGCTGCTGTCTGCACTAGAGTCGTGGGCATTCAGTACAAAAAATATGTTACCTGACTATTTGCATGATGACCTGTGCGTGTCCATAAAAAAGCTAGAAGCAATCGTGTTAAAGGAGCAGACATGACAGGATTTAAAAGCAAACGCGCTGCGGCGCTAGACGAGGACGGGATGTACCTTGTGCACCAAACAAACCATAGTGATGACAACCCTATACATGAGGCCATGCTTGCCTATTGGGGTGAGCGATGCCCCGACCACCATCAGGAATGCGTGTGCTGCCAAGCATGGGAGCAGTACGATGGCAAGAAATCAGCACAGCGCCCGTGGGTTGACTTGACACCGCAAGACCTCAACGAAATATTCGCAGTGGCAAGCACAGGGGAACACGCTGTTAACCTTGCCGCAGACAAGCTCAAGGAGAAGAACACTTGACCTGTATCTTTTCTGCACAACTTTACAAACTATTTTTAAGAAAGGGATAGACAACACATAACTTAATAGGCTTATAATCGTTCCCGTGGGAAGTTCCCCACTGTTAAATGAAAGTTTCACCATGAATAAATACTGTGTAAATTGCATTCACTTTTCTCCCAAGGCTGATGACCCTCATCACCTCTATGCCCGTTGTTCTGGCGGCGTTCTCCCCCTTCCCCTTTCCCTAGTCACTGGACTGCCCAAATATGGGTCAGAACTGCAATACGCAGAGACACGGCGTATGCCCAGTGGAACCTGTGGCCCAGATGGTAACCAATACGAGGAGAACATCTAATGTCTGACTTTTCACCAGAAACCCGCAACAGTGCATGGTGGTCAGGCGATAGCCGCCTAGCCGCCCAAGGCCGTGCTAACGAAGCTATCTTGCAAAAGCAGGGAAAGATGGAGCGCCCTGACCTATCCAACGTGGAAGCTGTCCAGATGGGTCACATCATGGAACCAGTTATAGGCAAGCTGGCTCAACAGAAGTTACAGGTAGAACTTCACAAGATAGAAGAGGCTCTGACTCACCCCAAGGAATCTTGGCTGCGTTCTCATTTTGACTTTGCAGGAACTGAAAATGGTAAAACAATTCTGGTTGAGGCTAAGAACTACAACGCAGCGACACGCAGTAAATTTGACGCTGACACTGGACTACTACCGGCTGCGGATATGGCTCAACTTGTCCACGAGGCCACGGTCTTTGGTGTTGAGAAGGTTTACTTGGCTGTGCTATTCGGTGGTCAAGAGTTTGTCCTCATACCTCAAACAATTACTGAGGATATGAAGACAAAACACATACAGGAAATGGCTGTACTGTGGGCGCATGTCGCATCTGGTACTGCTCTCCCCCCGGAGACTGTTGACCAAGCTAGAGCCTTGTACCCTGTAAGCATGGAAAGCACCCGTTTAGCGTCTGCAAGCGTAGAGGAGGCAGTCAGGTATCTCTATGCCATAAAGAAGGAAATAAAGGCATTAGAAGAGCGGGAAGACCAGTTCCAAACCCTTGTCCAAGGATACATGGAAGACAAGGCTACGCTGGCAAGCATAGATGGCAACGTCCTAGCTACTTGGAAGTCTGCCAAGGCATCTATGAAGTTTGATGCAAAGCTGTTCCAAGAGGCGATGCCTGACATCTACAAGCAGTTTGTGCGAGAGATGCCCGGTTCTCGGAGGTTCTTAATCAAATGAAAGCCTATCCTTACCAACACCGACACCCTACTACTGGTGTAACAAGCAGTTCAGAAGGTATGGACTTGCGAGACTACTTTGCGGGGCTGGCTATGCAAGGCCTGCTTGCCTCTGATGTTGCAGACGCTATGGAAGTGTTTGCAACAACCTCATACCAAATTGCAGACTTACTGCTAAAAGCTAGGGAGCCTAAAGATGAACAGTCTTGACCTAGCCGTGTACGTCATGGCAATCAGCAGCGTCATTGATACAGCAATCACACTTATGGAGAAGTTCTTATGAGCAACATCATTCCCTACAACGACATGCAGCAGATGGCAGAAGTAGCTGCAAGTAGCAAGATGTTTGGGTTCAAGAATTCGCAGGAAGCACTAGCTATCATGCTGCTGTGCCAAGGCGAAGGACTGCACCCTGCTATCGCTATGCGTGACTACCATGTGATACAAGGTAGGCCTGCACTAAAGGCAGATGCCATGCTTGCACGTTTCCAGCAAGCCGGTGGTGCGGTGAAGTGGGATGTCTACACAGACCAAGAGGTAACAGGTACGTTCTCTCACCCGTCTGGTGGTAGCTTGGCAGTTACTTGGCTTCTCTCTCATGCCAAACAAATAGGCATTGCAAGCAAAGATAACTGGAAGAACTACCCTAGAGCCATGCTACGGGCTAGGTGTATCTCAGAAGGTATCCGTGCAGTCTATCCCGGCTGCGTGGTAGGTGTGTACACCCCGGAAGAAGTACAAGACTTCCAGCCAGCCCCGTCTAACAAAGACATGGGTATGGTGGAGGAAGTGCAGTTACCAGCAGTACCGCAGGAACCTGACGGGGCTTTTGCTCTCTACGTTCCCGGCAATGACCAACCCTACAATCGTTTTCACACTGTAGAGGGATGGCTACAGGGATACGTTGACATGATTGCGCGCATTCATAACAGCACCAAGATGCCTGACCTTCTCAAAGCTGAGAAGATAGACAGCCTCAAGGTCTGCAACATGGACATGCTGGACTCTCTTGATAGCTTTCAGAAAATCAAGATTAAGTCTTTCATGGTGCAAGCAGGAGTACCTGTAACCCCAAAGCAGGATACGCCCCCACTAAGTCCCGAAGTGGTACACAGCGAGACAATATCCTAAAGCACTTAGAAGCAGGCAAGTCTTTAACACCACTGGAAGCATTAAATGAATATGGTAGTTTCAGGCTTGCTGCCCATATCGAAGTTCTTAGGAAAGAGGGATACAACATCTTTACAAAGATGGTTAAGCAACACGGCAAAGAATACGCCAGTTACTCATTACAGAAAGGAAGAGAGTAGTATGAACAATCAACATCGAGAGATGCCCGGTAGCGGAGTAGCGTTTTTTGAAGAGGAAAAGAAGTCAGATAAAGGCCCAGACTTCAAAGGATTTATAGTCCTAGAGATGGACTACAAAGCAGGCGAGAAGATGAAGTTTGCTGTCTGGCAACGTCCTACTAGCAAAGGCACTAGCCTGCTGTCTTTCAAAGAAGACAACTGGACTAAGCGCAAGAAGATGGAAGAGCGTGATGCTTATCAGGCTGAAGTAGTAGAGGTAACCCCTGCCTACAAGAAGCCACGGGTTGACCCCCGCATCCGCGAAGATGATGACGAAATTCCCTTCTGATGGCAAAGGAATCACCCACCAGTAGGACACTAGCAGTCTTGCGAGAGCAAGGCTACACAGTGGCTATCGTTGAGAAGTGGAACCCTCATGCAAGGATACGGCAAGACCTGTTTGGGTTTATCGACATCCTTGCTATCAAGAGGGACGAAACATTAGCGGTGCAGGCCACTGCGTCCGGGGTGAGTGACAGGATAAAGAAGATTATGGCTAGTGAACTATTACCGAAAGTGAGGGAAGCAGGATGGAAGATACAAGTATGGGGCTGGCGCAAGTCAGCGAAGACAAAGAAGTATGTCCTGAGGATAGAGGACATCTCGTAGAACTTATAAACATGTCTCTACAGCAACTGTGGGACTTGGCTTATGAAGCTGGTTTTAAAGATGGCATGAGTTTTATTTCAAAGGATTAACATGGACGAAGTTATTAATGTAGAAGCAAAAGAGGTTAAGCCGCATATCTTTGTGGCTACTCCTATGTACGGCGGCATGTGTACTGGTTACTTTACAAATAGCCTCATTGCTATGACCAACGTGATGAAGAACTGCGGGTGGGATATGTCCTTCTCCAGCATGTTTAACGAAAGTCTCATCCAGCGGGGCAGGAACGCTCTTGTTCACCAGTTCCTAAAAACACCTTGCACCCACTTGCTGTTTATTGACGCAGACATTAAGTTTGATGCCAATGACATCCCCCCCATGATTCATGCTGACAAAGGCATCATCTGCGGCATC